GCAACAAACACTACATTCACAGTGTCTGTCGCTAACTCAGGAACTGTTGGAACAAACACACTTACAGTTACACCAAAGGCACGTGTTTACAACACTTACGTACTAGGACAGCAAGCACTTGCTGAAGCAGTATGGAAGGAACCAGGCATTGAGTTTGGTAACGTTGTTGACAAGTTGAACCGTTTCCGTCCAGTCGGCTGGCACGGTATCATCAACTGGGCAATCTATCGTCAAGAGGCGCTATACCGCATCGAGACTGCTTCATCAGTTCGTCCATAATCTAAGTAATTAGATGGGTGGGGCAGGGGGAAACCCCTGCTCTATCCATAAAACGGCTTAGGAGGCTAAATGGCATACATATTTACAACACCTACAATCAGTGAAGGTCCTGCAGGTGAGGGTCGTTTATTCAGTCGTTACAGACTTGTAAGAGGAATCTCAGTACTTAAAGTAGACGGAGAGTACTACGAACTTCGTACTCCTTCTAGCGAGGAAATAGCAGAAGCAGATGCTGCTTATATTGGTGGCTATTCCTATGAGGTTAGTCCTGGAGAAAAGGCTGATTTAGAAGCAGCAGGCTACACAGTGGAGACAACATGAGACACAGACTAGACCATCCAGAAGATGTTGAAGGTTGCTTTGGGTGCAAAGTTTTAGGACTGCAATTAAGTCCAGGAGATGCATCATCTCAAAAGATGGTAAGTAACAAGAAGTGGGATGGTGAGTTAGAAGCCTATCGTGCAGCACGTGCCGATGGGATTCAACCTGCTGGTACAAGTATGAAAAAAATTCAGGAAGCACGGCGTGCCTCTGATGTCATGGGTAAAGCATTTGATGCTAACACCATGGGTGATAGCAAGATAATACAAAACAATACCGTATCTAAACTCAAAGAAGTAGGAGCAATATAATGCCAATGGTAAACGGAAAAGAATTTGCATACACCGCTATGGGTATGAAGGCAGCCAAAATGGAAGCCAAGAAGTCAGGCAAGAAGATGGTTAAGAAGACTGCTAAGAAGAAGACTATGAAGAAGACGGCAAAGAAGACTATGCCAAAGCGTGGATTGTTTGGTGGTATGTAATGCCAAAGAAGCCAGCAAGAAAGCCAATGGTTCCGCGTAAGGCATCAACTGGTGTTAAGACTCCAATGCCTAGGGTTGTAGGTGCTAAGCCTTCACAACGCAAGCCAATGGCTAAGTCTGGACTAACAGTTGTATTGCCAAATGGCAGCACGGTTGGATTGCGAGACATTGGTAAGGTAAAGCCAACCCCAAAGCCAAGTCCAAAAGTTACTCCTAAGAAAACTCCTAAGATGACTCCACAAGATGAAGCATCAAAAAAGATTATTAAACAAAGATACGGTTGGTAAGTAATTGCCAATTCGTAAACCAGGGCCTTGCCGCTTATGCGGTAAGGCAGATAACAAGTGTGAATGCTGATGAAGGCTAAACCATTCTGGGAGAAAAAGAACCCTAAGAAAAAATCAACTCCTTTGACAGCAGCGCAGAAGGCTAGGGCTAAAGCACGTGCTAAAGCAGCAGGTCGCCCCTATCCAAATTTAGTAGACAACGCAGCAGCAAGGAAAAAGTAATGAAAGATTCTAGATTAACCCGTGCTGGTGTATCAGGTTACAACAAGCCTAAGCGTACACCTAATCATCCCAAGAAGTCACACGTAGTTGTGGCTAAAGAGGGAACTCAGGTCAAGACTATTCGTTTTGGGCAGCAGGGTGTATCTGGTTCTCCTAAGAAGGCTGGTGAGTCTGCATCCTATGCAGCAAGGCGCAAGTCTTTTAAAGCAAGACACGCTAAAAATATTTCCAAAGGTAAATTAAGCGCAGCCTACTGGGCAGATAAGGTGAAGTGGTAGATACTATGAGTGCTTCTTATAATATTGTCTGTGAACAAGGTGCTACATTTAACTTTGTCTTTACAATTAAAAATGATGAAACCCCTTGGGATTTAACTAACTACACAGCAACCATGACGGTTCGTCCGTTCATTGGAGCGTCTACTACAATTGTAGTTGCAACAACAAGCAACTACATTACACTCGGTGGTGGTACTGGTAAGGTAACTGTTAATATCCCAGCAGATATCACAACTGACTTTATTGCTTCAAGCCATGACTATGATTTAATCCTAGACTCAGGCACAGAAGTTACACGTATCCTTGAAGGCAAATTTATTGTAACACCAGGAGTGAGCGTATGAGCGATGTAATTATTGTTATAGAATCAATTACTCCTAGTATTGGATTAACTCTTTCAAATGATGCTGGTCCGCAAGGAACTCCTGGAAATGTCGGAGCAACAGGACCTACAGGTCCTACTGGTTCGACAGGTTCTGCTGGAGATGTTGGTGCAATAGGACCGCAAGGTGTTCAAGGTGAAACAGGTGCTACAGGACTTACAGGACCAACAGGACCTACGGGTGCTGATTCTACTGTGCCAGGTCCTACTGGACCAACAGGCCCAGCGGGCGCTACAGGCACTGCAGGGGCCACAGGAGCCACAGGTCCTACTGGAACTAACGGTGCAGTTGGAGCAACTGGGCCAACGGGTCCAACTGGTCCAGCAGGTACTGCTGGTACTAATGGTACCAATGGAGCAACTGGCGCAACAGGTGCAACTGGCACCGCAGTTTATGATGATGACCAAGGCGTAATTTCTCAACAAGTATTCGGATAGGAATAGACAATGGCAACTTTTACAAAGGTACTACTTAGCGGCTCAACACAAGGCCAACCAATTACAGTTGTTGCAACCGCCTCAACTGGTACAACTATCCATTCAACTGGTACATCATCAACAATTCTTGATGAAGTATGGTTGTATGCAAACAACACTTCAACTTCACCTGTTGTATTAACAGTGCAGTTTGGTGGTACTGGCGCAGTTCAACACGCAAAGCCAATTACCCTTGCACCACAATCAGGTGATGTCTTAATCGTTGCAGGATTGCCATTAACAGGAACAGGCGCTGCGGCAAACACAGTTGCAGCCTTTGCCGCAACTGCCTCAGTAATTACAATTTCAGGTTATGTAAACAGGATTTCTTAATGGCAAATCCTAATCGCAGAGGGCAGGTAGGCTCAGAAGTAAGCACTGGTATGCAAGGTGCTGACTACACTCCATTTTCTCAAACATCCTTTGCCGCACCACACGGCTTACGCCTACAACAAACAATTACTTCATCAGGTGCCGTAACAATCCCTGCTGGTATTACTTGGGTGTATGTTGTGATAACTGGTGGCGGCGGTGGCGGTGGCGCTGGAGGATTTGGCGGTGGTGGCGGTGCTGGTGCATTATCTTGGGGTTGGACTATTTCTCAATCTAGTTGCATTATCGGTGCTGGCGGAAATAATACAGCAGGAGGCTACACACGCTATGGCCACATTATTGCAGGTGGTGGTAGTGGTGGTAATGCCGTTGTTGGCGTAGTAGGTGGCGGAGGATTTGGTGCTTCTAGTGCTAATTCAGGTGCAGGAACTACAAATTATTATGGACAACCAGCAGGAGCGTTAGTTGCTAACAACTCTAGTGCAAATGGAACAATAGGAAACTCTGGTGTTGCTGCAAGTGGTGGTGGCAGTAGCACATTTGCGGGCGGTAATGGCGGTAATGGTGGTAATGGTATTTCAGGTGGAGGCGGTGGCACTGCCAGCGGTAGCGGTTCATCTAATCAAACTGGTGGTAACGGCGGTTCTGGAATAATTGGTGGCGGCGGTGGTTATGCTGTAACAACTACAGGTACTCGTACAGGCGGTAGTGGTGGTAATGGTCTTGGTATTGACGGCACTATTTATACAGGTGGAACTGGTAGTTCATCAGTAGGTGGCAATAATGCAGGTGGTGGTGGCGCTGGTATTGCTGGTAATGGTTCTAACGCATCAGGTGCTACAAGTGGCAACGGTGGACTCGGTGGTGGTGGCGCTGGTGGTACAACTCTAACTCACGGCACTGGCGGCAACGGAATACTTTACATTTACTATTAGGAGAAACAAATGAGTGCAAGCATCTATAACAATCAATCATTTAGTGATACTCCTTTTGGATTAAAACTACAACAAACACTTACAAGTGGAACATCAACTTCAATTCCGAGCAGTGTTAAAAGAGTTTATGCAGTCTGCATTGGCGGTGGCGGTAGCGGTGCTAGTTCAGCAAATACTGGCGGTGGCGGGGGTGCTGGAGGATTTTCTGCTGGCTGGACTTATGTAACACCAACAATGACTTATTCAGTTGGTCTAGGTGGTGCGGGAGTATCTAACAATAACGGTAACCCTGGTGGGGTAACAACTTTTGGAATGGTACTTGCAGGTGGTGGCGGCGGTGGTCGTTCATTATCTACCGCTCCCACTGCTGGAACTATGGGCAGTGCAGGCGGTGGTGGCGGAGGCGCTAATACCGCCAGCCTAACAGGTGGAATTTCTTATACAGGTGCTCCTGCTGGAGCCGCAAACGGTGGCATTAGTTATGGTGCTGGTGGTGGTAACGGTGGTACAAATGGAGGTGCAGGTGGTGCAGGAGTATCAGGCGGTGGTGGTGGTTCGGCAGGTACAGCAACCGCAGCAACTAGCATAACTGCAGGTGCAGGTGGTGCTGGACTTATCGGCGGTGGCGGTGGTTCGGCTTATAATACTGGCGCATCTCCTACTGGTATAACAACAGGTGGTGCAGGTGGTGCTGGAGATAAATTTGCAGGCGGAGCAGGTTCAGGTAGCGGAACAAATACTGTAGGCGCTGGTGGAGGTGGCGGAGGATTTATTGCCGCTGGTTCTGCTGCATCTGGTAACACAGGCGGTGCTGGTGGAGACGGTGGAGGTGGCGGTGGTGCTGCTAACAACTCAGGCACATCAGGTGCTGGCGGTAACGGCGTAATTTATCTTTACTACTAAGGAGAACAAAATGGCAACATTTGCAATGATGAGTGGCAATACAGTTTCAAATGTAATTGTGGCAGATGACAAAGAAGTAACAGAGGTAGCATTGGGTTGTGTTCTTATTGAATACACACCTGAAAACCCTGCTGGCATTGGCTGGACTTATGATGAAGTAACAGGCAAGTTTGCCGCACCAATAGTAGAAGAGGAAACAGATGCCCGACCTGAATGAATTAATTGGAGAAGTCAAGTCTAAACTAATTGGTTACACACTTAACCAAGATAGACTTACATATCTCAATGGCAACATTACAGCCATTGCAACAACTCTTACAGTTGCAACAACTGACAACTTTGCTAAAGGTATTATTGAAATTGATGATGAACTAATATGGGTAGATTCATACAATAAATCAACTGCAGCACTTAACATTGCTCCAGGATTTGGCCGTGGTTACAATGGTACACAAAAATCCGAGCACTCAACAAACGCTCAGGTTACTTTGTCTCCAACATTTCCAAGAGTAACTATTAAGCAGGCTATTAACGATACAATTAATTCTGTATATCCTAAACTATGGGCAGTAGCATCAACAACATTTAATTACAATACAGCAGTAAATACCTATGCATTGCCTGATGATGCACAAGATGTGCTTGCAGTATCGTGGCAATCTGTTGGGCCTACCAAAGAATGGTATCCAGTAAAGCGTTGGCGTGTAGACCCAATGGCTAATGCTGCATCATTTAACTCAAACAATAGTATAAGTATTTATGACAGAGTTGATGCTGGACGTACTATTCAAGTTTGGTACACAAAGGAACCTAATACTCTTTCAAGTAATAACCAAGATTACTCTAATGTAACTGGATTACCAGCATCAACAAAAGATGTTATTGTCCTTGGCGCAGCAGCGCGATTGCTATCGTTTGTTGATTCTGGTCGGCTTAACCTTACATCTGCTGAGGCAGATACAGCAGATACCAAGATGCCATATAACGGTGGAACCTCTGTTGCCCGTTACATATATGCATTATTTCAACAAAGACTTGCCGAAGAGTCAGCAAGACTCCAAGGTAAGTATCCAATCAAAGTCCACTACAGCCGCTAAGGATAATAAATGACAAGACGATACTCTACTACTAGCGTAGAAACAACATTAAATGGTGCAATATCTAACAGCGCTGAAACTATTATTGTTTCAAATTCACTAAATTTAATACCTGCTGCTGTAGGTTTTGTTAATAATGCAGACCAATTTGCAATTGTTATTGACCCAGATACAGCAAGCGAAGAGGTTTGCTTTGTTAGGTCTGTTGACAATATTACAAAGCAATTAACAGTAACACGTGGACAAGCAGATACTAATGCAATTACACACGCAAGTGGAGCAACAGTAAAGCATGTTCTTACTGGCGAAGACATGAAGAACATTATTACTCAGACAGATAACTCTGTTAAGAAGACAGATGTTGCTGCTAAGGGTGACCTTTATGCTGCTACTGCAAATGATACAGTATCAATTCTTACAGTTGGCGCTAATGAGCGCCGTCTTGTTGCTGACTCTGCTGAGGCTACTGGACTTAAGTATGTAGCAGATACAACTAATTATGCAGTCGCAGCAAAGGGAGACCTTCTTGCTGGAACAGCAGCAGATACTTTGCAGGCTGTAACTGTTGGCTCGAATGGCTCAACACTATTTGCTAACTCAACTGCTACCCCTGGTGTTACTTGGAGCGGTGCGCAGGTAGGTAAAAACTTACTAATCAATGGTGACTTAAATGTTAATCAACGAGCAGTTACTTCTGCTACTTTAACAACAGCCGTACAATGGGTTGCTGATAGATTATTTGTAAGACGCTCTGCTGGTTCAACTAATATTACCGCAACTAATACAACAACAGGTGGACCAACTGGAATACCAGCCTTTGCACGATTAACTAGAGCGAGCAGTAGCACAGCAACCGATACAGTATACCTAGGTCAGACAGTTGAAACACTAAATGCCACTCAACTACAAGGTCAGAGTGTAACATTTTCATTCTATGCTCGTAAGGGTTCAGGTTACACTGGTGCATCTGATGCACTACAGGTTCGCGTTTATACAGGAACTGGAACAGACCAAACTGGAATTGGTACAGGATATACAGGAACTGCAACGACAATCAGCGGCAATGCAACCTTAACAACATCGTGGCAACGATTTACATTTACTGCTACTGTTTCATCAACTGCAACACAGTTACAGGCGTTAGTCCAGTATGTCCCAGTTGGAACTGCATCAAGCAATGATTACTTTGATGCTACTGGATTCCAACTAGAAGTTGGCTCAGTTGCTACACCATTTGCCCTTGCTGGTGGTGGAACATTTGGTGCGGAATTAAATCTATGCCGTCGCTATTATGAGCGTTGGACTACAGGCGCTCTATCGCGTATTGGAAATGGTTTTGCCGTTAGCGGTACAAGTACAAGAATAACAATTTATTTTAAGGTAACAAAACGTAATACTCCAACTATAGCAGATAACTCAAATATTGAAATAGTGCGTTCATCAACCAACATCTCTTATGTTTTAAGCGGTTATTCAGTTGCAGCCGCTGGTGTTGATGCAATTACAATAACGGGTAATGCTACAAGCGCTAGTTTTACTACTGGAGAATTTGTTGAACTTAGAGGTACTAATGCAGGTTCATATCAAGGATGGGATTCGGAGATAGAATAATGGATATACAGATAATGGAAGATACTAATCCAACTCAAGTATGCGTAACATATCCAGATGGTAAAATGATAGTAATGCTTAAGTCCGAATGGGACAAACGACAAGTTAAGTAGGAGGAACCATGGCGTACGACCGCGATATTACCGAAGGTTTACCATACGTATTATCTAATCCTAATGCTGTAAGAACGTATGCTTTAAATGGTGCTGCTTATGACATCTCTATTAATGGACTACCTTTCTTTATCTTTGCCTCTGACGAGACACCATACATTCGTCAGACAGCACAGTATCGTAAAGACCAAGTAGACCAGAGCAACGAGCCAGGTGAGCAAACGCTCACTGGCTGGTGGCTGCGTAGCCAGTCTTCTTTTCATCAGGGCAAGGGCATTAACTTTTATGACCCATCTGCTGGAGAAACAGTTCAGCATCGCTTTGCAGATTCAGACAATGTAGATGTGTGGACTAAAGGACAGGTAACTCTTCTTAAAGAAACAGCCAATATGACTGGTGTTACTACTGGTGTATACAAGGTGTTATCTATTGTTGATGGTTCTACTAATAAGATACTTGGCTGGACACCAGCAAGTACAACTATAAAAAACTATACTCCTACTGGTACTGCTGTTGAATATACACACGTAACTGGCATAGGAACACCACTAGATACCGCCATCCTTGCTATTGCAACAGATGGCACTCATTTGTTTATTGCTGACAATGACCACATTTATACAGGTCCAATTGCTACACCTACTGCTGGCTACTCTCGTTACTACAATACTGGTAGCGAAAAAGTAGTACTAGGTTGGGTTAAGCAACGTCTTGTTGCTTGTATTGGTGCATCTGTTTATGAGTTAACTAATGCTAAAGGCTCAACTCATAGTCTTCCTGCTACACCTACATATACTCATCCAAATGATGACTGGACTTGGTCATCTATCTCTGAAGGTGGCTCTGCCATCTATGCTGCTGGTTATGCTGGCGGAACTTCCGCCATCTACAAGTTTGTTCTATCTACTGCTGGTGTTATGCCTACCCTGACATCAGGGATTGTAGCAGCACAACTGCCAATTGGGGAGATAGTTTACAAGATTGAGTCATACTTTAATTACCTAATGATTGGTACCAATAAGGGTATGCGTGTGGCTAGTATCTCAGATACAACTGGTGATTTGTCCTATGGTCCCTTGATATTTGAGGACACTAATGGTGTCCGTGATTTTGCTTTTCGCGATAAATTTGTATGGGCTACAGGTACGGTTAATGGTTGCCCTGGTTTGTATCGTGTTGACTTGGGTGTAGAAATTGAATCCTTGCGCTTTGCTTATGCTAAAGACACATACCTTAGTACCGCTACTGGCTATGCTACTACTGTAGATTTTGTAGGTAACACAGAACAGATAGCCTTTACTACATCAGGCAGTAATGGCATAGCCATACAATCAACTACAGTTTTATCAACAACTGGTTCTATAACTACAGGTAAGATTAGATACAATACTCTTGAGAATAAAGTTTTTAAGTTTTTAACTCCGCGTATCAAAGATGATAATGGACGTGTAACTATCTCATCCATTAGTGATTTAAACAATGAATTTTTAATTGGAGACTTTGCTGAGGATAGCGTAGTTGAAGAAGTCAGCATCGGCTACCCTATTGGAGCACAGGAACACTTAGCATTTAAGTTTACTTTGTATCGCTCTAGTACTGATTCATCTACTGGAGCCATTCTTAATGGCTATCAGATTAAATCTCTACCTGCTATCCCACGTCAGCGTGTTATTCAATATCCATTGGCTTGCTATGACAATGAGAAGGATAAGTTTAATGTGCAGATGGGTTATGAGAACTCAGCATATGAACGCTTAAGTGCTTTAGAAGCAATTGAAAATACTGGAGATACAATTCGTATTGACGACTTTAGAACTGGTGAATCCTATACGGGTATCATCGAGCAAGTGCTATACACAAATCGTACACCACCTGACAAGAAGTTTTCTGGCGTTGGCGGAATCCTTCAAGTTACCATTCGTTCGTTATAAGGGAATCAAATGACACCTGCAAATTGGGCTGGACTAATTGTATCTATCTTAGCAATCGTATCTGCGTTTGCTGGTTCTATTAGATGGCTAGTCAAGCATTATCTCTATGAACTTAAGCCCAATTCAGGGTCAAGTCTTAAAGATTCGGTCGTTAGACTTGAAGAAAAAGTAGAAATTCTTTATCAGATGATGTTACATAAGGAAAGAGAATGAATGAAACTTGTGAACAAAGCCACACCTGCCGCTATTGCTGTACTACGACAGGCCACAGCGATATGTCCATCTCGTATGAAAGCGTCCGATGGACTCCTACCATCCAAAGCGCATATCCTTCAGAGTCCCAATAGCGACCACAATACTGGACTCGCTGTTGACCTGACTCATGACAAGTTAGGTGGTATTGACTGTTCTATTATATTTGAAAAACTTAAGGAGGATAAGCGTGTTGCCTATCTTATTTTCAAAGGTACTATCTGGTCTGAAGAAAAAGGAGACAGACGGTACACTGGGAGTAATCCTCATAACAAGCATCTACATATTTCTATTAAGCCCGCTATGGCTACCATTACTACTCCGTGGTTTCCGTGGTTAGGAACACCAAAGGTAATAAACAAAGTTAAGGCAAAGGTTAAACTACTACCGAAGAAGAAGGAAAACAATGACTAAGAATAAACTAAAGGCAATTGCAGCAACATACTTACGTGCCGCAGCAGCGGCAGTAATTGCTCTATACCTAGCAGGAGTCACAGACCCAAAGGCTTTGTTGTCTGCAGCGGTAGGTGCAGTGGCTGGTCCAGTGCTTAAGGCACTTGACCCGAAGGCTACTGAGTATGGACGCGGCTCTAAGTAACCCTATTTAAGGGGCCTAGCAGGCCCATAGAGACAAGATACCCCCAGAACTGGTAGTAATTACCAGCGCTGGGGGTCTTTTGTTATTTCTGAAGATAGTTTAATATATCTTCAACCTTCACAAGGTAGCCCTTGCTGGGGTTAGGAGGTATGTTACAAGTAATGGCTCTTCCCCTTGCCGTTACTACCTGTTTTAATACCTCCGTTGGTACTAGCAGGGTTGCCCCCTCCAACACGAATGCCCAGTATGCAGCCTTTGTGCTGGACAATCCTGATAGATACCAATTCTCGTTGTTATGTGACCAGCAAACTGTCTCGATGTATAAGTTGCCAGTCTCTTTCCATTTTAAATCTGTCTTTACTTCTACTGTAGTACCACCTGTTAACAGTTGTTCTACTAGTCCTTCTCCTTCGTGACCTCTTGCTAAGTCTAAATCAAAGTCCGATAGTTTGCTCATGGGTATCCTAAGTATAGTGGTATGGGTGTGATGTTTAACTTTCTTCTCATTAGTTTACGTTCATACTCTGTAGTTCCACCCCAGTATCCAAAGACTGCATGTTTAAGTGAGTAGTCTAGGCACTGCTGTTTTACCTCACAGTTATTACAGATTTTCTTAAGCATCTTAACTTCTCTATATGTAGAACTACCATCTGGTACAAAGAACTCTTCTGAATCTACACTCCTACAGTTAGGTGTGCTTTTCCATTCTGGGTATTCCACTTATCCTCCTGTTGAGTAGAAGCCTGAGCCGTTAAACTTAATCGCTGGCGCTGACCATACACGCTGCATAGTTTCACCACAAGTAGAACATCTTGGTGGGATGTTCTCATCAATCTCTATTACCTCTGTGCAATAGGTGCATTTAAAATCAAACAATGGCATTAGATAGTATCTTCGTTTTTTGGGTAAGGGAGTGTGACCATTGAGCCACAGTTAACGCACTCTCCATCAAGGAAATAAAAGCATAGTTCACCCTTGTCAAATGCAACAAGCGCATGAAATACATCCCCTCCACATACGCAAACATCTCCAATAGATTCTCCCCGCAAATCCATAGCGTGTGTGTAATCCGTTGGGTGTAGTAACTCTCTGATTTCTTTAACATTATCATTCTCCTGATTCGTCATCATCTGCCTCTACTAAAGCATCTTCTTCTGAGTATGGCCTGTAGCCACCAATGTTTTTAATCAAACTACTTATTGCACGCTGCACTTTCATTCGTGCACCATCTGCGGTAGTAGATAATTCCTGTGCTAGGTCGCTCCACTCTACATTTTCTGCTGAGTATTTAATACGAAGTACATTCTGTTTTGTATCTGATAATCTGTAGTAGGCGGTGGCTATATCTGAGCGTAATACTAACCAGTTGTTGGTATCGTTGCTCTCACCTTTAGAGAACTTATAGTTTAAGTCTTTGATTGCTACTGGAATCTCATATGATTCTGCAATGATAGATGGCAAAAAGGCTTCAATGACTGATGAGTTGTAGTAGTACAGGTCAAGTACTTCATAGCCAATCTTTCTAGCCTTTTCTTTTTCGCAGTACTTAATTGCTGCATTGCGTAAAGACCTGGCTATTAACTTGTCTCTGTCTTTCTGTTCTAACTCTGACCACTCTTTATATTTTTGTGGATGAGAAACAAACCACAGCCATAGTACCTGTTGTATGTCTGATTGCTCAGTCATTTGGTACTTGCGATGGTACTCAGCAGCAAGGGTTGACACCATTGCTTTGTACTCATCTACATACATGGTCTACTTAATGCCTTCCCATTGTCCTCTTTGTACCAATAGTCCGATTATTGCATAGTTTGCTAGGTCAATAAAGGTATCTTCGATACTCTCGTAGTTGGGCGTGTCGCTCTGTTTGTAGTAAAGGTTCTCTAGCCGTGCCATCTTGTCGTGCATACGCACGAGTAGGCCGTTCATTGCTCCGCCTGGAGCCATGGCTATGTTTAATGGGCCATAGTCTTGGTGCTTACGCACCATGATTACACGGATTTCACTTAAGATACTTTCAAAGTCATCAAGGTTTTTCATTTAATACTTCCTTTGCCTCTACATCAAACTTGTGCATTGCCTCTGCTACTAGTAGTTCTTCAATGGTCTCGTTGCCACTACCTGTGGCTGCTGCCACTATAACTGTAGCAATCATAGTTAGCATTTTGTGTGCCATGTCTGCGTCTTTATGAATCATTTCTGACACATCTCGTAGTGCGTTGAGTAGGTCTAACCCTTGCTTGTCTGATACTGGTAGGCCAAGTATACGGGGGTTGTCTTTAATAAACTCCCATACAGTATTTTCACTAGGAACTGAGGCATTTGGCGATTCGCTCATTGATAAAATCTACTCCTTCTTTATGCACGATACTGTTAACATCGTGGCCTTCTGGCATTTGGATTATATTAACATTGCTTAACTCTTTACTTATCTTCTTACCGAACTCTAAACCTGGTGCGTCACCATCTGCTAATACAATTACTGTATCAAAATCATCTAAGATTCTTGTATAGAATGGCTTCCAATTGTTTGCACCTGGAATACCTACTGCTGGATGATTGGTCTTAGTGCTGACTGTAATGCAATCTATCTCACCTTCGGTGACACAGATGTAGTCTGATGCTGTTAGTACTACCTGTGCATTAAACATACTGGTCTTAGCACCTGGCATACCCATATACTTTGGGTCTGCTCCGTTCATTGCTCTGAATCTAATATCTACCACGCCTGATGGCGTGATGTACGGGATGGCTAGTCTATCTGAGTACTGTTCATGACCTGGAAGAGCGTCCTTTACCACTCCTAAATGAAAGCGCTGCGCCTCTCCTACCGAGAGATTGCGAGTTGCTAGATACTCTGTTGCTAGATGTATCTGACCCGCGTACTGCTGCACCGCCTGCAAGAGAAATTGTCTGTGCGAATTTGATAGCCTCACGGTATGTACCTCCTTGTTTCTCAATAATTAAATCGTATACATCTCCACCTACACCACAACCATGGCATTTAAATCTACCTTCATCAAAGTTTATACCTGCTGATGCATGCTTGTCTTCGTGGAACGGACATTTTATTTTGCGCCAACCGCTGCCCTCTGCTGGCACGGTGGCGCCAATGTAATGGAGATAATCTACAATACTATGCTTCGCTGCGTCCATGCATAGCCTTCTTAATTAAATCCAGCCATACTTTGGCTGGCATTGTGCAATACCATTCGTTAACATCTTTGGTTCCCTTTTTTTTATGGAGGACAACACCTGTCCAACCTTGGTCGTTAATCATTTCTATCTCTAGTTCTTTAATCCAAGTGCTAAGGTCTAACTTAATATGGTTCTTAACTTCTATGGTTACTCCATTGACTCCCGCTATGTCACCTCTATCAAGGTGGCTGCCTGCTAGTCTGCGTTCTGCGTATGGAAAACCATTCTCTCTTAACCAATTAACTGCGGGGATTTCTCCGCCTTGTGTACCTTTGCGCTTGGCTGCACTACTCATTACATGATTCCCTCTTGTTGGTATCTGATTGGTACATCTTCTAGGTACATAGACTCTGGGTCAAATGCAAGACTAACATAGTTGCTACCTGTTTGGTCTGCTCTGCCGTATCTATTCTTAACTGGGGCTACACATAAGTAAGTGTCATCACCCTGTTTCATCTGTCCTATGGTTAGAACCATTGCTGGAATCTGATTGACCATACCTTGGACTGCACTACGAGGCTGGCAAGGATAGCCCTCGAATCCTTCTTTGGTATGGTGCAATACTAGTACTGCTGCGTTTGTATCTCTGGCTAAGTACTTGAGTTCTTTCATAACTGCACGCATTGCGCCGAACTCATCGTACCCATCCATTGCTACATCCATAAGATTGTCTACAACAATAAGCGTTGGACTCTTACCCCATACAGTTTCAAAGGCTGAGACTTCATCATCTAAGTCTTTAAGTGTAGGGCTGGATTCAAACGACCAGAACAAGTGATTGTTTAGTTGTAGTATCTCATGTGATTTAGCAGGATTGTTTTTAAGTAACTGTTCTGCTGCTGCTTGTGTTATCTTGCCTGTCATGGCAATCAAACGCATAGCCATCGTGTGTGCATTAGTATCTGCTGAAAAGTAAAGTGTAGGATGTTTTGTTTTTACAGCAATAGCCAATGCAACTGATGACTTACCTGCACCTGGAGTGCCTGCAACTACAGTTACTTCTGCTCGGCGCAGAATAATTCCTGCCCTTTCAAACGCCGCAAAAGCGGGTGGCAATGGTTCGCCACCCACTTCTGCTTTGTTTATAGAGCGTCTAAGTGTTTTCACTTAATCTGTTCTGGAACGAATGTGTTCCATTCTGGTGACTGAATCACAACATACTGATTCTTACACTTGTCGAACGCACCCTTCGGTGCTCCGCAGAAGTATCCCTTGTATGGCTTTCCGTCTTTACCCATACCTTGGATTGCTGTCATCTTTCCGTGTGGACAAGCACGACCACCAAGTTGTGCTATTGGTGCTGGCTGATTTGCATATGCATCTGCTGGAA